AGGAGATGAATCAATAACATTAGGAGATGAATCAAGCTCTTTTTCTGGCACAATAATATTTTTCTCAGACACCCATCTTTTATTTGCAGCCTCCTTTCTTTTATCTTTTATTTTCTGTCTTTTTTCTATTTGTTCAATTACTTCATCCGACCAAAACGATTCTGAATCATATTGAAATAAAGAAAAGGACTTTATAATACTCACTACAAAGTCTTTTCTTACGCATAGAACTTTTGAGATAGGTTCAATTTCTTCAAAAAGCATTTTGCCGCCGCTTTCGTACAATTCCTCCAGAATATACCAATACACGCCATAGGCCGCAGCACCTTTTCTTTCAATTAATTTTCTGAAAACATATTCGCTTCGGTTTGAAACTTTGTGATTGATATACTCTGACATTATAAATATAATTTATTTCGTTCTACTTGTATTTCAGCTAATTGCAACAAATGATGTTCCTCTGCTGAAGGAATGTAGATACCTGCCGTTTCTGCTGACCAGTTTCTAAACCGCTCAATCGCAATTGACATTTCTTCTGTTGTCAATTCACTTGATGACCGAATCCTTCTTGTCTTGCCAATGAAAACATCTTCTGCATCAATCACAAAGATTTCCTTATTACATAAGAGCTTGAAGTAATTCTGTTTTACGTAGTCTGCTGAAAGACCTATCGAACAAGCAAAATAGGACAATATAACATGTAGATACCTGTTTTGCTTTATTGTTCTTTTTGGCTTGCAAACACTAAACTCTACAACATTGTTTGCGTTTTCAAGTTCCTTTTTTACTCGCAAAAGTAGATTTTGTTTATCAAGCGGATTTTTCAGGTCGTATTTCATAATTTATCAGAAAGGCAAATCATCGCTACCGACATATAAATTATTACCGTTTACATATTCTGGCGATAATACTTTCTTTGTTTCTTCGCTCTGATTTTGTGGTTGTGCAAAATCAGATTGCGGATTGCTCGTTTTTGCAACATTAAGCAATTGCAAATCAAAAACGTTTAGTTGCAGGGCAAATTTTGGTATTCCTTCTTTTGATACATAAGCATTACCGTCAACGCTGCCTTCAAGTAATACATACGTTCCTTTTTTTAAATATGGAAGTAACTTGCTATTGTCACCGCCTTTTATGCAGGAGATAAATTTTGTTATTTCCTTATCTTTCAATTTTCTGTTCACTGCCACCGAAAAGACAGTAAAAGCACCACTCTGTGAAGTTTTTTGTTCAGCGTCATTTGTCAAATGTGCAAGACATTGGTATCTTTCGTTTCCTATCATTTTATTTCACTTTTATTAAAATACTACTTGAAGTTTTTGTTTTCGTGATGTATTGCTCATACATCTGCGGATAATCATTTTTGAATGCCTTTGAATCAAAACATAATCGCTCAGTTTCTGGCTTTCTTGTTATGGAAATTCTCTGTCCGTCATATTTCTTTATATCATGTTGCATCATAATAGCCAAGATTCCTTCTTTGAGCTTATCGTATTGCGCCTTATAAAATTCCATCGCTTCTTTATATTCAATTAGCGCTGCCTCCGCGCGATTGATGTCTGGCATCATTGCTTCGTCAACGGTGGTGACTGGCAACGCTTCTTCCGTATAAAGCAACTTCTTGACATCTTCAATAGATTTTCGCTCTACTTCAACGACCTTATATTTGTCTTCCCTAAACCAAAGAGCATAGAGTTTTTTGACCTCTACATCTGGATTGATAAGGTTAAAGAAATAAGCATAAATAGACAATTGCCAACTTACGTATTCCTCATTAAGATGGTACGTGGTCTTCACACAACCGATAATAACGCCATCATCTTCTACATAAACCTTATCTATTGCTGAAGCATATTTTTCGCCGTCAGTGATAAGATATTCGCTTTGCAGATGGTTGGCAAGGAAAGGAAATTCCGTCTGTGCCTTCATGTAGTTTTGAAGTTCTTGGCATTCATTCGTTATCAATCCTACTTCATCATACAATTCAAGGATATTGTGAATCCTCGTGCCTTTTGTCGCTGCACGTTGCAACACCTCTTCGGGTACATCTTTATACTCATCGTGTAAGGCTCTTTCTTTAAGCCTTCCCGTGATTCCGTTCAGCACTTCTCCATCTTTTGTGCAGTAGGTGTGGCTCTCTGCATCAAACAGGATTCCGCTGTCATTCAGTTTTATCTTCTTCATCGTCCTCGTCTTTATTGGATATATGTTGTGCATATACAACAACGGTTAACATCGCCACCATAATCAGCATGGCGATAATACAAAATGCAATTTTTATCATTTCGGGTATTTTTTTGATGCCTCTTGGACGGCCTCGCTAAATCTCGGACTGGATTGCAAGTCCTTATTCTCGTTCCAAATCGTTGTAAGTGTCTTTCTGCTTCTCGCGTGGCTTATATCTTGCAGGAGCAACATCAAACGCTCTTCATCGACCTGCGGTGCTTGCTGTTTCACTTGCTTTGGCGCTTGTTTTGGCTTGGCCTGGCTCACCGTTGCTGTTGTACTCTGTTGTGCAGCTTGTACCTGTTGCGCGTATTCAGTTGTATCTGCATCTTTAGTATCGTCAATAGCAAAGAGATTACCAAGCGCATATTTCTTGGCATAGCTCATTGCAGCACCTGTAATCTGCGAACCATCCATACCTTTTTTCGTTTCTTCCTCGCGTGCCATACCGCTTGCACTTTCACTTGTTTTTCCGTCTGATATGGTAACGGTGCATTCTACATAGATGCGATTTAAATGTTCGCTGATTTTTGATTCCGTCACCAGCGTTAAACCCATTTCGCGGAGGAAAGGTTTTGTCGCGGCCAAAATGCTTTCTGCACTTCTATAACGATAATTGCCAAACTTGTTATACAAGTCCTTCGGCGCTTCCAGCTTCGTCTGAATCAGATTCAGCTTTTCGTGTAATGTCATTTTAGTTTCCATATTCACATTTGTATGCTTGTACTTGTTTTATTAAGTTGAATTCTTGTATGTTTGAATTTAAAAAGCCGTCCGTACCTGCAAGTACGAACGGGCACCTTAGTATGAATTATGAGTATGACAAGCGGAAGAACTAATTATCCCAATTCGTTGCGACCGCCCCTGTTAACTATAGTCTCCTACCATTAACAAGTTGAATATTTGATAGAAACATCTTTCTTATATATAGCATAAACGTAATTGTCAAAAATCCCCATTAAGGAGTGATTCTATCTCTTCTATCTCGTGTCTATCGCTCCAATAGGAAATCAAAACCATTGTGACATAAACAAGCAAGCATGCAGCTGCTTTTGTCAGCACCAAAAAGGCAATAAACCTCAGAGTGCTCCAGCTATCGTCTGGCATAGCGATAAACAATATTGCCGCCATAAAGTTAACGGCAAAGAGAACGTAATATCTGTAATTTGTAAATGCTTTCATGTTTGTAGTTTTTTATTTATTCTACTTCACTATTTCCCAAGCTACTTGAACCAGACAACCATCGTCTTACTGGTCTGAAAACCATTATAGCGGATTGAATGCCCCAGCCTACACCACTTTCAAACTCAAAGATGATTTCGCCATTCTTGCCGTTTTCTCGCTTTAAATAAATATCCCTGTACCGCTTATTATATGCGTTGATTTCCTCAAGTCGTTTGTTGAGGTCGGCAATTAGGACTTTTTGCGTATATTCTTCACCGAACTCTACAAGGCAATCCTTGTAATTTTTAAGATACTCGGCAAGCATCTTTTCTCTCATGTTTCGTCTATTTGAAGAAACCAAAGAAACGTAATAATATTCCTTCTTCATAATACTTCTTATTGGTTGATGCAGGCGAGTTTTATTCTGCATCGCAATTATTGAAACTTAAACCCTACAGCCATTGTCTTACAAGCCTCAATGTCATAATGGCGGATGGTGAATCGCTGCCAAATTCGCTCTCAAACCAAAATATCATCTCATTTTTCATAACCTCATAACTTCTAAGATGAATATCTTTGCTTAGTCCATTTGAAACATTAATTTCATTAAGACGTTTTCTTAGGCAAGTTTGAAGGTCATCAGGCGTAAATTTCTCATTAAATTCAAAAAGTGAATCTTTGAAGCTCGACAGCCATTTTCCAAGCATCTTTTCTTTCATGTTTCGTCTATTTGAAAAAATCGAAACAACAAAATAGTATTCCTTCTTCATAATACATTTTATTTATTGGTTGGTGCAGGCGAGAGGAATCGAACCTCTTATCTCACATATTCTATTTATCATACAACCATGGAACTCAAACATGAGACCCAGTCTCAATCACCTGCGTGCGCTCGCTACGTAACGGAAATCTTCTCATTCTCCTTTTCAAGAATGCACTCTATCATTTGCGATGCAACTCTTTGCACCTCGTGAAAAGAACCGCAGCGAGCTTATATCAATAAAGGAAATCGTACATCAGCGATTGTTCATGCTCCTCGTACAATTTCGCTTCTCTGTCAAGTTTTTCGTACGCCTCTCGTTTGAGAGTTGCGTATAGCCCTGAATATTCGTTTAGGATAAGGATTTTCAACTTCACGTCCTCCTTATCTTCTTCTATGTTATAGACTGAACAATCACTACCTTGCCAATCCTCATCAACGATTAATTCGACTTCGTAATTCTTCTTGCATATCTCCATGTAGAAGTTGGCAGTGAGATAGCCGCGTGTGCGGCAGATACATTGTTCTTCCGCATCCTGCATCAGAAATTCTCTTATCTCAGCAATTCTCTTAATCTTATTCATACAACAAGGTTTTAATTAGCTCAGATAGGTGGACTCGAACCACCTGTGCCGCCAAGTCCAAACACAAACGAAAGGTGAATGCGCCAGCTATCGGCATATCTGAGGAGTATATGAAGTTGATTATGTAGTTACATGGTAGTTACATGATAGTTACATAACTTCTCGTGGCAGCTCACGTGGTATGGATGATGCCGAACCTCATCCGTTTACAACTTCACGACATAGATAGTTACTATCACGTGATGCCACTTTTTCGGGGATTTGGGCCTTGCTACTTCAATTTTCACTTCCGTACCCCTTTACCAATATGTCAAAGAACACTTTTCGCTTTGTGAGCTGTGGCGGAATCGAACCGCCAACACCAAGCATAACACCAGAACACAAACCTTTTGGTGTAACCATTCAGCTCTTTGCTCATCCGATAATAATTGCGTTGAGAATTAGTTGTGACATTTACGCAATATCAAAACCGAAGACGATTTATTTGGAAAATGCGAGAACGGACTATTTCGGTTTTGCTATCGAATGAGCTATTTTTCAATATTGTGTCATCCAGAACTTCTTTAAGTCCTTGCCAAGGAAAAACTTCCGTCCGTTTATCTTGCTAAATCTCGGCTTCAAAAGACAGCTATTAACCCATCTTCTTATAGTATCTCGGTGAACACCAAGAACCTCAGACGCTTGGCACACCGTGTATTTTGAATCATCTGCTATTTGTGGCATTACTACTCTCATTGCTTGCTCCTTTCTCCTTTTCTCGTTTAACCTTGTACACCGTTGCTATCGTGACATTAAATGCGTTAGCAGTCATCACAATTGCATCATACGCCTTTGTTCCAAGGTCTAATTCCCTTATATAATAGGCATATATCTTATTATACCTCTCGATTGTCGCCTTCCTTCGTATCTCTGATGGTATTTGGATTAAACTTTTTCTTGCCATTTTTATATATAAAATTTTGCTATTCTATTTTTTCTTTTTAATTTTGCACAACCATTAAGCAGGCAAGCTATTTACCTCCTTGGTTACACATGCAAAGATACATATAATAATTATATATGCCAAATAATTAGACACAAATATCTAATAAATAAACAATTTTTAGCATTATGAAAGATAGACTACTTAAATTCATTAATTTCAAAGGATTATCGCAAAGACAGTTCCTCATCAAAGCAGGCTTGTCAACCAGCTATTTATCAGTTGTCAAAGATGATTTCGGCGTTTCTGCGTTGTTTAGTATTTCACAAAACTTTCCCGAGCTAAATGTTGAATGGCTTAAAACAGGAAAAGGGGAAATGCTTAATAAAGGATTTGAAAACAAAGACAACGACTTTGACAAGCTATCTAATTTCTTCTTTGCTAACGGTGAGCAAAAACCTGTCATTACAGAAAGTATTGCTAAGATTCCTAATTTTGACGTGCTGGAGCTTGTGAAAAGCGGAAAAGTTCAGAATCTGGAATATATGGGAGCATTTAATCAATTTCCACCTTTTGATTTCTATTTCAGAAACGATAGGGTATCAATGGAACCTCAATTCATGAGAGGGGATTTAATTGCGTTGTCGGCACTGCAAGAGAATGCGGTTATTGAAAGCGGCGCTCCTTATATAATAGACACAAAGAGTATTGGATTTATTTTCAGAAACATTTATGAGCGCGGAGATAAATATGAATGCAAAGTTTCAAATCCAAAGAGCCAATTGGAGGATATAAATGTAGAAAAAGGCGATGTGATTAAAATTTATCGTGTCGTTGGCTTAGTAAGAACAAATTTTTAAATCAAATAATCATGATTTCACAAAAAGCATTATCTGAATTTATTGACGTTTCCTTCAGCTATCGCAATCTTGACATCATGTCCAAAGCTGTTATTGCGATAGGCGTAATTTCCTTTATTGTTGGAATTATTGTTGCTATAATAGGAATAAATAACATTGGAAGTTATTACAAGGATTTTTTAGGGCAACAGCAAGTTGCGGCTGGAATAATGAGCGCTGTTTCTGGCTTTTTATTTTGCCTTTTCGGTTTTATCGGATTAGCGATAAATGACATAAGAAAGCATATTGCAACAGACTTCAACCTCAAATACGATGACCCAGAAGAACATGTAGGATAAAAAAATCCACTGGCAAAATTAATTGTCAGTGGATTTTTTTACATAGTCTATGACTTTCTTGATTGCTTGGTCAACCTTCTTTTCATTTCTCCTTATATATATGTCTGCG